TCAGCGTAAGACCTCCTTGAAATACACCCGTTATAGAATCTGGCGCCCCTGTTGAGCGATATACATCAGCTACAATATAAAAATTTGTAATATTGTTACCCGACGGATTTGTTGCATTAGCTTGAAAACAAGCGAATCCTAAAATGATATTTGCATCATCTGTGGGAGTTATTCCGCCTGTTAAGCTACTGTTCGCTAAAGTTGTGGTTGTATTAACATCTGATGGAGCAGAGACTTGTGATATGGTATATTGCACAATTTCAGAAGCAAGACTGTCTATATAAGTCTTGATAGCAAGCCCTGTATAAATATTGGTATCAGCAGCAGCCGCCATGGTGCCATCAGTTAAAATGGCGTTAACACGAGCATTGGCTCCCCCCAGCCTAAACCCTGACCGATTAATATCGGCCAGTAAAGTAGATGTACCGTCACCTCTGTAAAAATTATATCCAACGCCAGTAGAAGTGTTAGTTATACGTCCAAAATTACATCCAAAAGTTCCGCTGGTCATTTCCGTGGCTTCTACCGTAAGACTATGATCCCCCGACGAGCTTCCGGTATAAATATCTATGGTATAACCACCCCCAACGGAACCATGCGGCAAAACCAATGGAGTAAAAAACTGATTATTAGAGCTTCCTATTGTAAATTTAGTGTTATTACCAATCAGAAACTGCTGACCAGATACAGTAATTCCTGAGCGAGTAGCAATCCATGCGTTTTGCTGTCCAGAGCCCGGAGCTGCATCGGTTGCAGTAGCTATCGATAAAGTACCGGTATTAACGCGCAATATCCAGTTTTTCTCGTCTACCCCCGCACCCGTACAATTCATTCTATATTGAGGAATTGTTCCAGAAGTCGTTATATTTTGTGAAATGGTTGGCTGTGAACTTCCAACGAAACTACCCGTTCCAGTTTGCCCAGATAAATTAGTGTTAACGCTGTTATTTGTAGCCATAACTATTCCTTATGCCACCGTAAATATACCCTGAACACCCGTTAGAACCGCCCAATCAGTGTTTGCAGTAATGCATAACAATTCAATGGAGTCATATTGATTGGTTGCCTCAAGATACCCTCCGGCACCTGTCGTAGTGTTGCTTGAGCCAAAATGTATAGTTTGTCCTGCATTCTGCGCAATCCTAAAAAGCCCAGCCCCTTTTCCTTGAACTATTACGGTATCACCAAGCACACCAACAGATGGTAATGTTAAAGTAACCAATCCAGCATTGTTCGCAATATAACCATTGTTAACCGCCATAGATTGTGAGGTGCCAGTTACTTCAGTCCAGCTATAACCCCCTCCTGAGCCACTAATGGTAATAGACCCCGCGGCATTAGCTATCGAGATCCCGGTGCCGGCTGTTAATGTTGCAACTACAGGAGACCCACCCGTGCTTCCAATTAGTAATTGCCCATTGGTCATAGAAGATGACCACGCAGGAACACCGCTGCCATTGGTTCTTAAAACGGCGCTATTTGCTGTTGCTAACCCCGTTACTGTATTGGCGCCATTCGAATAAAGAAGATCGCTAGCCGAATACGTATTTGCAAACGTAGAAGTACTGGCAACCCAATTTGTTCCGTTAGAACGCATAATGGTTCCCGCACTTCCAACCGCACCAGTTCTCCCATCAACATAATTTTTTATTGCTAAACTGGTAGATAAATTAGCGACTGTTGCCGAAACCATAGTGTCATCATTGATGATTTCATCAACAACAGTAGATGATTGAACAGTTAAAGTACCAGGAACATCCAAAGTAGCAGAGAGTGATAATGTAGGATTTGCCGAGCCATCCCCGTTTGCTACATCCACCTGATTGGCGGTTCCTGTAATAATACGCGAATCAAGAACGCCGGTAGTGGTCGTGCTGGCAAGCATACCAGTTGGCTTAGATGCCAAATTATCCCCGTTTACAAAAACACCATCATTTTGATTAGTTATAACGGTAGCATTCGCCAAATCCTGCACTGTTTTATTTAATATGGTGCCCTGGTTTTCAAGCCCAATTAAGCTTGCGCCTTCACCTGGTTGGTGGCTCGCTAACAATGCCAACAGCACGGCAATATCAGTGGAATCTTCTAGCTGAATCCAATCAGTCTCTACGGGTGAGTAATATTCATAGCTTTCAAGTGTTGTATTAAATCGCAAACGATAATACATGGATGCCGCCGGGGCAGGACGGTCACCCGTTGAGCCAGGAGGAAGAAGGGGGAAGGGGTTAGTAAACTGCACATTGACGCCAGACTCCAATCCTACAGTAACCTGATTGGGTTCTAAATCTCCGCCATCTACCCATTCACTAAACTTAATGGTATCGACCATATTTATTCCTTAACCTGGAAGCGTCAACAAGGAAATTCCCATATAAACGTCGGCGTCTGGACTCACAAAATTTATCTCATCACCGCCCTGAGCATATCTTTCTGATGGGCGATATTCCACGTGAGCGTCATCAGTAATAGTATTTCCCGCAGGGATAACAGGGGTAACGTTTAAACCCACAAATACGTTAGACGTAGCGTTATAAGAAAAGCATACCCGGTACTTGTCTTCTTCATCTCCGGGCACCGTATAAGTCAAAACGTTCGTTGCAGTTAAGTGCAGTTGCGCACAAACGTCGCTTACAGGATACGTCTTATTAAAGTTACTATGATATTGAGTGGTCATGTCAGCTTCCTAGTCGTGAATTTGCAATGTAATGATAGTTGATTGCTGCCGCTCCCGGATGGGTGATTCCCCCTGCCGCCTCTGATGACAAGGCTCCTCCGCTCGCTCTAGCCACCACTAAATATCCGTTTACACTAATAGATGGCGTATTCCAATAAGTATTGAGCACGACCTCGCTAAAGGTATCTCCGCTTGTTTGTGTCGTTGTTCTTTGTTCAACGCGGCCGGCCGTTGTTGAGGAGGTAGAGTAAAAGGCAACCGTCGGGGAAGCTCTTTTTATAACCAACCATGGTGCCCCAAAACTATTTGGGTAGGATGCATCTGTGGAGACTCCGTTATAATAAGCGGTCATAGGTGCATTTAATGCTCCTGTGGTGGTTATTACAGGCACACCCCCTCCAAGAGGAAATGTAGTTTCATAATAATACCGACATTGCCTCAATGTTTCGTCAAAAGTTAGCGGATTAACAGCCAAAGCAAACTCATTAGGCACCAGGGAAACACTACCAAAATACAAATCGTCAGGCGTGCTTTCAATCATTGGTTGCAATGTATAGATTAATACACCGAGCGTCATGTTGCTGTTGTCCATGGCGGGCAATTCAAAACGCTCGAATACCATATCCTGCCAATCACCATCAAGATTGTAGGCTGGATCGTTTTTAGGAGTTAAATAACTCCACCCGGCAGCCAAAACAGGCTCAGAGCCATCGGAATCACTCCACAATGCAATGGGATTGGTGCGACTAATTGTTGCAGGCAACCCGGAGCGATAAATCAATCGCATTTTTATTTGCAAAGTGTCCGCGGTTTTATTGGCTTTCGCACGCACCACAGATGACAATACACCATCCCAATAAGGCCGAGAAGTAACCGAATCGATGTATTGTAATATAGCAAATCGGTTTGCTGCCGTAACAGCCCTAACGCGAAATGCCATTTGATTGGTGCTAGATGCCTGCGCCACGGCCACGTTATTCTGCACGTTATTTTCTACATAGTTTTGCTGAATAATAACTGTTTGATCGGCAGTATATTCATTGGTGGCCACATTAGAATTAGCTACAGACCTAGATTGCCATGGATTTAAACCAAAATCCCATCCGGTTAATATGCTACTCTTGGGCTGGAGAATAATACTTTCTCGGTAATAATGAAAAGTATGATCTTGCTGCCTCTCAATCGTTTCCTGTTCATAGGCCAGCAAACCTTCGGCATCTGTAGGCACTAATTGAACGCTGGTAATCGTAGTATCAGCCGTAGTTGGCAATACAATTTGAAGCTCCGTGTAAGATGCCGGAGGGTCTGTTGTATCATCTGAATCAGGAATAGGAACCGTAGCATTTACTGTATTATAAGCAGACGTTAAGGCTCTATTATTAAATAAGGCTGTAATATCTCCATTCGACCTAACCAATCGAGCAGATACCGAACTGGAAGATACTGCGGATGAAATACGCCCGGTAAGCTGGGCGTTTAAATATTTACCTCCCCAGATAAGGCCATTTTGTTCAAATCTTTGCCGAAGGACAGCGGTTGTCCATCCAACCAAACTAAACTCAAGAGCATAAGAGGCATTCGTGGGGACATCATCATCAGCGTTTAAGGGAATCTGTGTTATTGCATAAGTACCACTTCCCGTTAGTATCAAATCCCACCCTGGCGCAATTTCAACCGTGCCTGATGCGCTTCCGCTTAAAGGGGAATTAAAACTAATCAATGAAAACTGAGGATTGGTTATCTGGTTGTCGGCGTTAATACTTAAACCATCTATGGGGTCTTCCCCACCGCCGGGAATAAAGTTTTCTATCAACCAAATGAGCTGAGCGTTTTGTGTGTTTCCTGCTCGAATCTCGATTCGATAAATTAATTCTGGATCGAAATATAAATTATTGGGCAACGTACCTGATGGCTGAAGCTCTAATGGGTTCGCCCATTCTGTTCCGGTAGGGGTTTGATAAACAGGTTGAGGTGCATAGGGCAAATCGTTTTGCAAAAAAAACGCATAATACGTGTCATCGAGCGGTTGCCCGGCGTGATCGACAAAAAACCAAATCGGATTTGCTGCCCGTACAAAGTCAACCATTACCCAATCCCTTTGAAATTCGCTGCCATTATAGTAGCACGATTTTTAGTGATTATTAATCCATTGTTCATAAGACAATATGGATACATCGGGGGCAATCAAACCAAGGTTTATATCCGCTTTTAAACGTCCCACATATTCTTGATAAGAAGAAAAAACGTTTTCTTTAAGTTTTAAAGAAGAAGATGTTTTATTGTACGCAGTTTCTGCGCTAGTTTGAGATGCTTCACGCAGTTTCTGCGCTAGTGTGCCTTTTTTGGCCTGAATTATTTTTGCTCTATTATGCGCTAGTGTAAAAATCTTAAGCAGTATAGTCCCTGGATAAAATTTAACCTGATTAGTGAATCCAATCCTATTTATTAAGCGGAGGTGCTCTAAACAGTTAAGAGATTCATCAAGGGATCGGTGGGAATACCCCGTTAACTGTGACAATGCCTTTCGGCTATAAGGAAAGGGTTTATCGTTGCGTATTAAAAATCCCAACAAACGTTGGAATACAATTTTTTCTCGGCGTTTAAGATTTAATCGGTGAGACGCGATTTCAAAAACCAAACCATTAAAACTTTTTGTTCTTTGGCTGCTCATCAGCTATACTTCCTCTTGTCGTTGTCCTTAAGCCGAACGGGGTAGCGCCCATATGTTCGGCTTTCCTTTTTGGTCTTTTTCAATTTACTCCATCTTAAATATTTGTTAAACCCCATTTACAATAGTAAGATAATTTACTATATTTAACGATATTATTAGCTTGATAATGAGGAACAAAACAATGAGTATTGTATTGGCTACAATGTTAGTATTATGGCTAATGGGATGGAAAAAATAACGTCAATCGGCGCCTATTAATTTTCTAATCAATTCATTTGCGCCGTAAATTCCAAGTCCGGCCGCTCCTGAGCTGCTTGCAGATTTTAGCGAATCTTTTAATTGCTGCTGCGTTAAATGAGTTTCTATCTGTTCGGCAACATCAGGATGAAGCCTCAAGAATTCTTGAGCAGGGATGTTTTTCTTAGTAAGAGTTTTTATTATATTCTCAGGAACTTCACGAGTTTCACTCTCCACTATTTTAGCAATCTGAGGATTTTCGTAATAGGTTTTCATCAAGCGTCTATAATTATTTCTAGCTTGTTGCAGCATAAGAGACAAATCGTTTTCCCCTAACTTCTCCAAATGCTGATGCATGAATTCATTAAGCTCATCCCTAAGCCCCATCATTTCATCGCCTTTCTTGTTTTCGCTAATAAAATTTGAGGCTCTTCCTTTGGTTCCTCTTTGCCATAACTCGGTATTAATGTCACGTAAAGCATCATAGTCGCCCGTCTTGGCTTTTTCCAGAAGACGACGAACGGCTTTGGTGTTTGGCAAATAGTCTTTTGCGCTTTCTATTAAATCTTGATCAACAGGAAATTTTTCTATCCCTTTTTCTTTTACCTTTTGGGATACAGTATTAAACAATCCTGATGCCTGGGATTCTAAAGGGTCATGACGAGCTTGGATACTTTTTACCAATGTTTCTGGGGTAATTTTTTTTCCCCACGCCATAAGCGCATCAGGAAGGGCAGAAACGACCTTTCCCGCCGCCCGGGCGGCAACAGGCGCGGCCGCCGTTAATCCAGCTTGAATAGCTCTTGGGGTAACACCTCCAGGGGTTACAGCAGCTTCGGTCGCAGCAGCTCCAGCAATAGCCCCCGCTGGCCCACCAAACACACCTCCAAGAATACTGGCTGGAGCATCAACTATGCCTTGACCTATCAAGGAACCGATTCCACGCCCAAATCCGGCACCATATTCCGTAGGGACTTCCGAGGGAACAAATGACTGACCAGTTATTCCAGCTTTTGCACTAGATAATCTTTCCGAAATTCCTGCGGGCATTTGTTCGACAGCAGGAATGGCGCCATAACCTATGTTCTTAGCCAATTGTCCGCCAGGAAGACCAAGCGCCTCGAAGGGTTGTGCCACCGCTTGCCCAAGTGCCTGCTTGCCAGACTCTCTAATCATTTTTGTAAATATATCCCGTAAGCTTAGCCCTTGGGCGCTTGTCGCTTCTCGACGAGCAAGTTCACGACGCGCAAGCTCAGCCCGTGCCATTTCAGGGGTTATCGTTGCCATGTCTAGCCTCCTGCGGCAATTTTACGTAATTCCTCATCGGACATCCCGCTCATGTCCATACTTTCTTGTGTAGCCTCATTAAGCTGTATTGGCATTCCCTTGGCAAAATACTTAGAACGAACATCCGCTAGCTCTTTAAGTCGCTTGTTGTGTTCTTTTACAACTTTTTCTTGCAAATCTTTTGGAAGTTGCTCGGCCATTTTTAATCCATATTGTGGCCATCCCTGTCTGATCGCTTCGCGTTGATGCTTTAATGCGTCCACTGTAGGGACAATTCCTTGAGAAGATAATTGCAGCGCAGCAATTTCGGGAACCATCTTTTCCGAGACAGCAGCTTTGACCAAGCGATCGGCGGCCTCATCTTTTTTGGAGCCGGGGGGCGATGTCAAATATGTTTGCAAATCATTCGCCATATTAAAAGATGCTCCAAACCCTAAATAAGGCTGCTCAATGTGCTTCAACGCCTGCTCTCTAGCAACATTAGTAAGCAATTGTTTTTGTTGTTGAGTCATCATTGCGGCTGTAGGACGACTTATTACCTGTCCATCAATTAACTGCTGCTGAATTCCTTGAGAACCGCGGCCGCCGCTTGCAAATTGAACCGCGCCGGTTTGAGGGTCAACACTTAGACTCATGCCGGGGGCGCCCTCAGCTAGTCTTGATACATACTGCTCCATCAATTTTATTTGTTCAGGAGGCGCTCCGGTACTTTTTGCTTGATTTAAGTCTTGAATGGCCTTTCCTAATGTGCTCGCCGCGGTCGCAGGTCTTGGAATTTTTATTCCAGCCATGCTTAACGCCATTTGCTGTTCAGGGCTAAAGCCTCCAAAACCTTGCATAACGTCTTGTTGAGAAGGAGCAACGGTCGATGGCGCTTCAAGTTGAGGGCGCATTCCTCTAATGCCCTGAATAAGCTGCTGGATATAAGCCATCTTTTTGGCTGGGTCGAGTTCCATCTCAAGCTTTTGCATATTTAGGCGTGCCATTTGCTGTTGCAACGGAAGCATAGAGCCAAGGCGTGCTTCTTGTTGCTTTCGTAATTCCAACTCCTGCGCAAACTGCTCTGCCTGCTGCTGCATCTTTTGTCGGTTCATAAGGTTTTGAATCAAGCTGTCGCCTAGTTTAAATCCTGTGGCAAACCCTTGTTCACCGCTCATAGGCATCGGTAATCCTGCTGCTGTTGGCATGTTATGAACCTCCCCACGGCGACCATGCGCCCCTACCAAATCCTCCAACGCCAAACCCACCCGTCAAATAATTCAATCCAAGATTGGCTCCGGCGCCCAAAAGGTTTCCAAGAAGGCCGCTACCAGCCTGCTGTCTGGCAGCTTCCAGGCCACCTATAATATTACCCATATTCATGGCGTTTTGCCCATATTGCCCGGTCATGCTCGCGCCAGTTCCATAAATATTTTGACCAATCCCTGCACCCGCCATATATTTTTGCATCAAGTCATTTAAATATTGTTGTCTATCAGCCGAAGCAATCTGTCCTGCTTGTCCTTCAATGCCTTTCAAGGCTGCACTGGAACCCATCAACCCCATTGCCGATGCTGCCCCTAATCCCTGTTCTCTCGCCTGAGCCATTGCTTGCTGTGCCTGCGGACTTGTTTCGTAGGATTCCATCCACTTGGCTTCAAGCTTTTCGGGATTAAGCAATGCGTCCATGGCTGAAGATAGGCCGCCATACGCGGCTTGCCCTTGTTGTATATATGGCTGATACGCACCCTGCGCTTGATTATAATAATCACGCATTTGATCTTCGGCAGCGCTATACGGGCGACCTGGATGCAAAAAATTAGATAACCAACTCATGGGCGCCTCCTATGGATAAGGGCTTGTATCAAATTGAACCATTGCACCATTTTGCTTACCAACGTATACATGATTGGTACTATCATACAAAATGATGCCATTAGATAATGTGGCTGTAAAATCAGTATCGGCCAGTTGTGCGGCCGTATACGATTGCGCTGTTAAAAGATTAAATGCGTTTTGTATTTGCTCAAAAGATGTATTTAAACTATCTGCTAAATTTGCCAACCACTGGTCAAGCTCAAATGGAAAATTAGTGTTTTGCAACGGGACGGAATCTACGCGCTGAATAAAAATACTCATCAGTTTGCCCCTCCGCTTGAACGCCTAGTGCTCATAACCCCACCAAGAATCACAATAGGAGCTGAGCTTACACATACCAATCGATAACATCGGTTGCGTGAAGCACCTAACTCATACCAACGTATTCTCCATGAGTAAAAACCCAGCGGGCTAAATTCAAGATTGCTTGCACTATTAAAGGATATACCGCCATCATCACTCCAGTACAATTCAATATGAGGTTTAAATAAGGCATAGTAATGATTATCATCAAATTGAGGTGTATTACTACCTTCCTGAATAATAAACGCATCATTTTCCGCCACTACATATATAGGATTTTCCGGAGTACTCGCCTCATCCACCACATAAACCGTATTAAGAAACGGCGCATTGTTTTTGTAAAACGTCTTATCCCCAAATACAAAGTCAATCTGAACATAATCAGTTATAAACTCCGAATAATCGGGCATAAAAATCTGCCGAGTGGTTAATTCATATCGCATGGGATACTTCAAAAAGGCATTGGCCGCTTGTGTATCAGGCTGCGCCTCATTTCTTAGCTCGTTATAATACAAATCACCGGCCATTTCATACGCAGCATTGTCGCCACTCACCGTCACCAAGTGACGGTTATTGAAAAAGACATGCTTTTGTATTCTATTTCGTTCACCATTAGCTCAATACACCTATGCCATGTCTGAGTATCAAAATTATATTCAAGACAGTTGGCGGAATCCTCTATATCAAGAATTCCAAAATCCATAAATTTTCCGGCCGAAACTCGATAAAAAACCGTATTCTCATATTGATACAAAAACCCATCCGCGCTTGATTCAAGAAAAGGGCTAAGACCGTTTGTTTGCGCCGAACGCTCAAGCAACACATTAATAGCCTGCGTACTAATATCATTCGGCTGCTGTCCTGTGGACATCATAAATGAGACAAGTCCATTGCTATTTCGAGCAAGCCAAACCATCATGCCAAAGTCGATATCAAGGCTATTGGGGTCGGCAATACCATAATCAAAATTGTAGCTTGTGTTAAATTTCCAAGGAAAAACTTCGGTTCCTATTTGGCTCGGAATATTTGCCCATATGTCGGTATTGAAATCAGTAAACAAATACAATTGATTATGCAGCACACCCATTTGTTGAATTTTTCCAGACGCGCTTGCAAACAATGAATCGGAGACGCCATTGCTTACATAATAAGAAAAAACCTGATTTGGGCTAGAAGGGTCAAATGGCGCCTCAACTCCGGTGGTGGTGTTAAATGACGTAAGACCTATACGCGATAAATAGAATTGAGGCGTGTCCCCGCTGCTTACTGTGAAACGGTTTCCGAACGCCGCGACGTAGAGGGGGTTGTCGGGGGTATTCGGATCGGAAACCGTTACCATTTGGGAATTACTTCCATCCTCCACAATAATAAAAACTTTTCGACCCCCAATGCTTGGAGCCGTAAGCATGCAATAAACTGTTGTATTAACCGCCAAGTACGCAAACCATACCGCCCCAGACGTTCGATTAAAATCGTCATTTTGAAGAACAAGCTGATTGTAAAAACGATCTATCTGAATAACCTGGGAGCCAACCACTGCATACACATAATCAATTGACTTAAACCATCCGCGGGGTTCTTCTTCAAAAATTAACTTATTTTCATTTAAAAAATGAATGTGTTTTCTACCCATGGCGGGATATAACGCTTTGGAATCCTTGCCCGTTGGAACCTGGATTCCATACCAGTTTGCACAATCTTGGCTACCAAATTGAGTAAACCGTTGCTTGTCATAAAAGCAATAAATAGGAAGCTTTTCCACGGGCATTATGATACTCCCGCTCTAATAGCCCATGCACCATTCAATAAAGAATCTCTTTCACCAACAATTGCAAGATTAACTTCGCTAGATGCTACCATTTCATCTTTGGCCGCTTGATACATTTGCTCTAAGGGCGCTGTCCATGCCTCCATGCGACCTTTGTACATGGCTACATCTTTGGCTAAGGCAAACAATAAATACCTATGGTAATACTGCGGCACAAGATTCATATCATCATTGGATGTTAGCGTATTTAATTGAAATTTCCCGCGTAAAAAGAACTCATACACTTGACTGGCAGCAGGATAAATACGCAAGCGCACAATATCTGTTTCAGGCATAACAATAATGAAGCGCGGCAATCCTTTAAGCGGGTCGTATTTCCAAGCCGCTAAAAACTCATTACGAGATTCAATGATTAAAGGATAGGTAACACCGTCAAGTAATAGCCATGCGCTATCTAAATTAGCAAGACGCCCTAATGTTATATCTGGAGTAGGTATATAATCTGCGGGACCGCATGTAATATCTCTTTGGTCAATAGCAATAGAAACGGATGTTTCTTTGGCTACCGTAATCAGTAACCCCGTAGATGCATAAGATTGCAGCAACTGGTTTAAGACGCGAATACCCAACGACAAATCGTCACCGTAAAGAGGAACCGTTGGGCTATGGGCACTAATTAACCGATAAGATTGCTCGACAAACTCACGAACCGTTGGCATCATTCACCGCCTTTTTTCGTCGGCGTTTAGGTGGCTGTGTTTCTCTTGAAACAATAGGCCTTTTTTCAAACCATTCACCGGTTTTTAATAGATTTTGATAATTCACCCATCCTTCCGCTACACGCATAATCCCATCTTTATGATGCAACACCACGCGAAAATTATCAGAATCCACGAGTCTACCGTTGTACTCAATTTCCATAAAAACCTCATAAAAGGCGGGTTTCCCCGCCTATTAAGATTACGAACAAACCCTAACCGCAAATTCAGGGTTAATAGCAACACCGCAAATAACGTCAATACGGTCTAACTGCTCATAGTTGCGAATGTCAGCACCCAGCGAGTAAGTCATTGCCAACTTATACAAGTCGCTGTAACGAGTAACCGCTTCCACACCGCCCCGCAGCTCTTTTAAAGGAGGAGCGGCAAACACAACTGCTTGAGTGTGATAAGCGATAGAAACGTTGTGACTGTTGCGCAACAACATTTGGGCACCATTAGGAATGGCGGCACTGATGTTTTGGCGAGCACCGTCAATAACAATCGTTGGATTAACAGGGATAGTCGCGGTGTCACCATCGGCACTAATGACCTGTGCAGTTACAACGAATTGTGCGCGCTGAGCTAACGCCTCATAAGTAAGCGGGTTAACCATGAAAACACCGGCACTATCATCAACTTCAATGATATCTCCCTCGTTAAACACAACAGTACCGGGAGCCTGCCCTAAGCTATCAACTTCAATGGTATTGCCGCCGACGATTGGTCCGTTAGTTACTTCTCCTGCCAAACTGAATCCCGTAGGAGGGGTGCCTCCAGCTTGACCTGCTCCCGCAATTTGACGACCAAGGAAATTGGTTTTAAAGAAATCAAAGCCAGACAAGTGACCAATGAAGCCATCAATCAACGCACCGGTATTAACGCGGTCATTGAAAACAGCATAGAGGTCATCAGCCAAACTTGCGGCAGTACGAGGCATTGCTGCAAAGTATCTGCGACCGTCTTCAGGAATGGCCAGCTCAGTCATGTAAGCATCGGTTAATAAGACCGTGTTAAAGTCAACGGGAACACCTGGAGTACCAGTAGCCTGATAAGTTTG